ACACTTTTGATTCTGCCGATGCTCCACCGCCAGAGTTCTCACCAATCACCGATGAACGATAACCACCTGCTCCTCCACCACCACCAAGAGTATTGCCACCGCCGCCACCACCAGCAACAACCAGATACTCCACCGACATGTTTTCCTGTGGCGTAAAAGTCCCAGTGTCATTGAAGATGTGAACAGCCTGCAACTTACCCTGTGCATAAACATAGGTGACGTCACCGCCAGACGCTTTTGAGACGACGCCTTTGGCGCCGCCCATCTGATTCACATACTGAGAAACACGGGAACGTTGAGCGCGACTCATCCGATTACCAAACTAGCCGTGTCATTGAACGTATGAACCGTGTACACACCATCCGTCGTAATCGTCCCACCAGACACGCTGCGATTTTTCGCCGCACTCGTCCGATAACGAACAATCACGACACCCTTGCCGCCCGCACCACCATTGTTGTGACCGCCACCACCACCGCCACCAGTATTAGCGGTACCAGTACCACCAGTATCTGTGCTGCCGTTACCGCCACCACCCGTACCACCGCTGGCTGGGGTGCCAGCAGACGTTCCGCCACCGCCACCGCCAGCGCGGGTTGTGGCTGAACCAGTAATTGAAGAAGAAACACCGTTACCGCCAGCACCAGCAACGTTCGTCCCAGAGTTGCTGTTCGCGCCAACGGCTGACGCACCACCGCCACCACCGCCACAAGAGCGAGCAGCACCAGCATCATGTCCTAAGCCACCGTTGAAACCCTGACCCGCAGTTCCAGCACCAGCAGCGCCAGGGGGAGCACCAGCGCCACCACCCGAACCACCACTGCCACCGCTACCGCCATAAGTGCCGCCAGCGCCACCACCAGTCGAAGTAATCGTTGTGAAACCAGTTCCCGAAATCGAGGAATCGCTACCAGCAGAACCAGCACCAACGGAGCCACCGTTGCCGCCACCACCAACCGTGACCGTCAACGTTCCTGACGGCAACAACACCTGGGCTTCAGCAACTACACCACCACCAGAGTTCTCACCAAGAACAGATGAACGATAGCCACCAGCGCCACCGCCAGCACCGTACGTTTTGCCACCGCCGCCACCACCAGCAATGATGACGTATTCGGCAAGAAGATTGACACTTAGCCAATCAGAAACATATTCGCCAGTCCGTTCCCGTTGACCCCAACGCAAAGTCACACGCGCTCCTTACGGAGTAATTCGATTGACGTACCCGGCAATAGAAATGACATTCGCTGTGGCGGCGAACGCACGAACATTAACGGCAGCAGAACCAGTACCAGTAAGCATCAAACCTGGAACAACCAACACCAAACCAGACTCGGCAGCAATCGTCAATTCAATCAAGTCATCGGGAGCCGAAACTCCACCAAACTCAATCGTCAATTTGCGGGCAGTGGTATCCGAGTTCACGGCATACAGCCACACTTCGTCGATAATTGTTGACGAAGTGCCAGTTGCATGAATCAACGTGCCAGCAGTTGCGGTCTGGGCGACCTTTATCATCCGACCAGTCGTTGACTCGCTCAGTTTTACTTTTGTGTATGTAGCCATGTGTCCCTATCCTATACTAACTGAAAATCTGAACCTGAAGAACATCCGCACCAGCGGCTAGTGGCGCCCACTTGACACCCTTTGCCTCAGCCGAATCAGCAGTCAGTACATAATCGTTCGTGCCAGCAGTCAACCACGAAGGGTCAGACCCGTCGGATACAAACACCGTACCTTTACCACCAACCGCCAAACGAGTTGGGTCAACAGACGAGTTCATTGTCAACAGGTCACCGCGAGCGGTCATCGTTGATGTGAATTTGTTCGCCTCGTCAGCATCGTCAGCAGAGAAGACTGGATAGATGCTTGCGCCCGAGGCATGCGACTGGGCGGTGGTGTCATCTTGTGCGCGGGTCAGCGTCAGCACGGAGCCGGAGATGGTGGCAAGGCACTTCTCTTCGCTCGCGGTCCCAGGGCTGATGACGACATAAAACGGAACGGCTGCGGTTGAAGGCCAGCCAGTAGTGGCAGCAAGCGTTGCCGACGTGTCACCAGACGCAAGTGCGTTGGTGATGGTTGTCTGGGCTGCTGCGCCCTTGTATTGTCTGCGAGTTACTGCTGCCATTGGGACCTCATCTTACACTACGCATTACGACAATAGCAGTACCTTCGAAGTCGTGGCCCTGGTGAGCGTTGACCTGCTGCATTATTTGGAACTGGACGTTCTCGACCACGACCGCATGGGTCTCCGTGTTTTCCTGGTAGGTGATAACGCGGGGGTTCTCCACCAGGTCTCGTAGGTATCCGAGTTCTTTGTCAACGTCCTGCCAGTACTCTCGCCCGTGCAGCGACAGTTTGTGGTGCATCACGATGGGGACGGTAAAGATTTGGCTGCGAAGCGGGGCGGCATAGGCACGAGCCATCCAGCGGGTCAGGGTTGGACCAGTTGTAGCCCCAGCCGAACGACCGAGGGTGACCTTGATTTCTGCCTCAAACACCTTGGCTTCAAGCCCATCAAAGGACTTTTCCCTGACATCATCGGTAGACAGGGTGGCAAAGTCATAGAAGTCCCCGTCGTCAGACGCCACCGATATGGTGATGGAGCCATCCAGCGGCAAGCAGCGGATGTCCAGTTTGGGGATGAACTTGGCGTCCGGGACGCCCCAGCGGTAGATACCCGAGCGCAGATAGCCCGAGGACACCAGGTTCGTGGCGTGTGGCTTGAACACCCCAACGCCAGAAACGGTAAAGAGTGGCCTGCCCTGGAACTCGTGAATTGCCTGCACCGCACCCTGAGCCGTAGCCATGAGGTCCGAGGCGTACGCGGGCTGGTTGGGGGAGATGAACACCGAGATGTCCATGCGCCCGATGCCAGTAGAGGTGGAGTCAAAGTTCGACCAGGCAAAGTAGACATACTTGCCGATGCCGGCAAACGAACTAATTGCAGCGCCAGTTTCAACCAGGGGTCCAACGGTCAGGTTGCCATCTGTTTCGGATGAGCAGAACCTGAATCCGGTGTCGGTACCCAGGATGATGTAGCCGAGGTAGCCGTAGATAGAACGAACGAACTCACCTTGCGGCAGTTCGGCGGCTGCGGTTGGGATGGCGAGTGCGGAGCCGTCTGGTTGGATTTGGGTCTTGTAGATGATGCTGGTGTTGCCACCGTAGCCAGCGCAGTAGATGTGGGTTTGCCCAGCAGCAAAACCGACCCATTGCCAGTTTGTGTTTGGATGTGTGTAGAGGGCGGCCGGGTTATTTGCTGACGAACCAGCCGCGGTGGTGATGTTCCAAATCTTGCGCTTGTCTACGCCCTGTCCAGCCACCATAAGGCGACCTCGGACATAGGCCATTACTCCAGCCTCGATGCCGGTGATGTACGCAGAGGAGGTGGACAGACCAGCGTTGGTCTGGTCGATGTCGCCGTTGGCGTACGAGTAGAACACATTGTAGCCATCGGATGTAATGGAGTAGAGGTTTGACGCCTGGGTGCCAGTCACCGTGGTGACGGTGACGAAGTCGCTGGTGTACTTGACGCTTTGTCCGTCTGTCCCGTAGAGGCGACCGTCAGCAGTCACTGCGTACAGATTGGTTCCGGAAGTTGGGTACACATTGGATGTGTCGCTCAGCAACGACAGACGACCCTTGGTCCATGGGTCAACACCCTTGCTGGAGTAGAACCTGTAGTTCTCAGCATCAGCCGTATCTGAGTACTGCTGGCCTGCGCCGTAGTGCCACGAGGACTGGGAGCGACGCCACAGACCCTGCGGGTTGAGTGCTGCCTCGCCTGGTTCTGTTGACTGGTCAACCGAGTCACGAACGCGAGCATCGAACTGACGTGTGAATTCGCGGCTCTTCATGTCCAGCATGTATGGCCGGCCATTGATGGCAATGGGGAAAATGTCTGGTACGAGTTGGGTTGCGCCAGTACCCGTGTAGAAACCAGTTGCCGGACGGAAGGCGTCTTTGAAACGCGTCAGCGCAGCCATTGGCTACTTCCTGAACTTGATTGGGTACTGCGCCTTGAGGCGTCCCGCTTCTGCAATGATGCGCTCACGACGCAAACGAAGAATGTTGGCAACCGAGTTGGTGACAGAGCCAGCAGGTACTTCGTCTGGGCGACGGGTGTCGTTCTGGGTTTCAGTAAAGTTGCGCTTGATTTCGCGTCCGGCCATCATGCGCAGGATGACGCCCATTTCAACGATGTCTTCGCACGTTGCTGGTAAGAAGCAGTTGGTGGTGAGGTCGCTTGCCTCGCTGGATGCGCGGGTAAACGGAGCCTTGTAGCGAACGCGCAGGGTGCCAGCCATGACCGACTCATCAAGAACAAGGGTGTTGCCTGATGCAAAGTCGCTAGTCGGCAAACCAGTTTGAAGACGCACCCCATGGATGACCGGATGCTCATCTGCCAAGTAGCGCAGTCTTACATCCAGCAACTGAAGGATTGTCCCGGAAGATGTGATGTTGACTTGCCTGTCTGCACCGTTGTACGACAGGTCAACCGTTACGACACGGAACAGACCGTTGGTTGTTGAGGACAAGTCATCAAGGTCTGCATTCAGCGCATCAAGCATTTGTCCGCGAGGAAAGCGCGGAGAGATTGTGATTAGTGCGCCGGAGGAATGCGATGCTGCGGTCGTGCCATTGAAGCCACGTTCAACCGTCAGCGTTTTCGTCGCGGAGTTCGCATCCCAAACGTAAAGGAGTTCGGAGTCAATTTCGAATACAGTGCCAGTACGAAGGCCGCCGACATCATAAGTAACAACAACACTCGTCGTGCTGCTATCGAGCGCCGCAGCCAATTTGTTGCGTTCTTCAACGACCCCTGCCAACATTTGGCGCGATGCCCTGTTAAGGACAGTCGCAACCGTAGTCACTAGTAAACGTATCCTCCGTAGCCTGGGAAAGAACCAGCCTGAGCCTTCGCGGAACTCTTGCGAGTGCGCTTGCCCTTTTTACCCTTGGGCGGCTTTGCCATTTCCTTGGCAGGCTTCTTTGACTTAGAACCTTTCACTTCTTCTTTTTTCCCTTACCCATCTTCATGGGCTTACCAGTCTTCTTGGCCTCGGCCTTAGCCATTGCCATTCCCTTCTTGCTGTAGGAAAATTCCTTCTTACCAACTTTGGGCATGTCTGTTCCTTTCGGTTACCACTTGACTCTATCAGCCCAGTAGGCCGCAGACATCTTACCCTTAGCAATATTCTTGGCGTGACGAGCCTTGAAGGATTCACGACGCTTGCGGTATGAGGCTGACTCGCCTGCCTTCTTGGGTGAACCCTGAACGCCCTGCTGACCAAAGCGAATCAACTTCACTTGGCTGCCCTCTTTGGCAAGAACGGCATGGGACTTCTTGGCATTGGGTGTTCGCTTTGGCTTGTTGTAGCCAGCAAAGCGCTCGCCCCTGTATGTGATTGCCATTACCTGTACCTCTTGGTTTTCTCCGCAACCTTCTTGGGTTGCTTGACAAACTGTTTGCCAGCCTTGTTCCCCTTGGCTTTCGCCCTGTTTGTTGCGGCCTTTTCTGACGGGCTAAGCGCATTCCATGCGGCATCCGGCAGATAGCGCTTCTTGCCCTTGGATGGCTTGCCATCGGACGTGCGCCACTTCTGGGCAGTCCAGTTCTTCAGCGACTTCTGGGATTTAGCCAAAGCCATTATTTGTATCCTCCGCCGGCCTTCTTGTACTCAGAGGCGAGCAGTTGTGCTTTGCGTGCCGACCATTCGCCGGGGTCTCCACCCTTGGAGCCAGCCTTGATTTTCTTGAACAAGCGTTTGCGCATCTCGGGCTTGGTGTAGTTGCCAGCCTCATTCACGCGTGACTTGGTCTTCTTCTTTGCAGCCATTAGTTTGCCGTCGCCTCCAGACGGGCTGACCCGTCAATCTGGGTGGGTTGCCCACCTGTTTTCCTGATGCGCTTGTACGCATCAAGGTCCTTGTCAAGGAGTCGCTCCTTGTGATTCATGTCTGATACGGCCCTGCTTCTTGATGGCATGGCAGAACCAGAGACAGCAACGTGCGCTATGCGACAAGCAAAGCAGCCCTCAACATCAAGGCTTGGATGCGTCTCTCTGTGCTTCATAATCCCCTATCAAGTTACGTATTCGCCGTACCCAGCCGCCACCAAGTCATCCTTTTCGCTCTGGGTAACTATGTTCTCGTGTCCACCATAGTAGATGACATCAACGGTAGAAAGGTCCCTTTGCTCGTTTTCCGTAAATGTCCCATCGGTCAACTTGTAGACATTGCGACCTCTTGCACCAGGCGTGAGGTAGCGGAAGAATCTGTTTGCCAAACCATTGCCGCTGAAGTCTGCCCAGCGCACAAGATTGTCGGTCGGTGGGCGGAAGATAAGAACCTTGTAGAACGATGCCGGAGTTTCGCTGCCAGTGCCAGAACCAGTGGCGCTGACGCTGTACACCTTTCTGCTGGATGCTGTTTCTGTGCCGGTGCCAGAACCGGTTGCGGTCCTGAACAATTCTTTCCTGTAGACAACAGTTGATTCGCCAAGACCAGAACCTATTGCCGTTCGCACTTTGCCGCTGAACGTGACAGTGGCAGAAGAACTTGAGCCGCTTCCAGTTGCTGTCCTGATTGCAACAAGCAAACCGGTTGCGGTACTCCCAGCGGTTGCGCTACCACTGCCAGTGGCGGTTCGTGGCAGAACCTCAAGATAGTTTGCCGACTCGGTTCCAGTTCCGGAACCAGTTGCGGTTCTGAGTACGACACGTACTCCAACTGCCGTTTGGGAGCCAGTGCCCGAACCGGTTGCAGTGGCAACTACGCCGCTCTTATAGAACGGCGGGGTATCAAAGAACCCGAAAGTAAAATCGAGTAGTCCAGTAGCCATATGGCTACTTCACCTCAATCGAGGCTGAGCGTCAACGACGTAATCTGGAAGGTGTCTCCAGCGGTGACGGCAGCGGATGAAGAAAGCGCTCCAGTCCACAAGCAGTTGCCCGACGAGGAGGCATCCCACAGCGACCAGTGGCTGTAGGTCTCGGTAGTGGAAACATTGGTCCACTCTGCGGTTCCCGAAGTGGCCATGCTGCCACTTGATGCTGCACTCCAAGTTACAACCTTGCGAGTTGTTTCGGTTGCTGCGTTGCTGGTTCCTGCTTCTCCCGGGTCCCCAGTGTGCAACTTGACATAGGTGTTCGCAACCGAGAAAGAAGTGTTCGCGAGGGTTTCAAGCAGTTTGTTTTCTGCGTAGTTCGAAATCGACATAAGTTCACCTTACCACATTGAAATCAAATGTGGGGGTCAGGCCAGGGGATTTGCCCGACCCCCACTACTTGCTATTTACTCCGATTAGGAGTTTGCGCCAATGCTTGACGCTGCCTCAATGCGGCGCAGCGATGCCTCACGGAATCGTGCGTAGCCACCGAGCCAGTACCAGCCCACAGGCTGGAAGCGCTGGAGCGAGTCAACCACCGGTCCACGAATGACTCGTGGGAACGCGCCGTTGCCATCGACAATCGAGTGCGCCTTGGCAAGAGCCTGACGGCCCATGATGTGGGTGCAGTACACGTCGATGTTTCCGGTTGAGCCAGCACCGTTCGAGGCGTTCTCGAACAGTTTCGCGCGCGGCGTCTCGATGAAACGCACGCCTTCGAAGGCGCCGACTTCACCGTTGTAGATGTTCGCCGGGTCGCTGTATACGTGCGGGTCGCGCCACGAGGCAACACCCGTCTCACGACGGAGGTCGTACGACACGTCTGGGTGGATGAAGCCCATGTACATGCCGTTGAACGACACTGCATTGGCCTTGCGGAGGGCAGCGACGACCTTGCGAACGTCGTTGGCCTCGATGATGTCCTCAGCCTCAATGCTCGTGCGAGCAGTCTCGTCTGAGGAGCCACCACCGCCGTAAACGACGTTGGTGCCACCAGCGAGCACGTCACGGATGACGGAGTCGATGGAGATTCCTGCGTTGTAGCCAACCACGTTTGCGGCCGCTGCATCCACGTCAAGGAACGACGTGCCACGCAACTTGGCGGTGGTGTTGACTGCGTTGCCGTATTCGGCCAAGGTCACTTCGACCTGGCTGTCCGACATCGCAACTGCGGTGACATCCGAGGTCTCCGTCAGGGTTGAGGTGGCCGGGTCGAGGTCGTTGAAGATGGTGAACTTCACGCTCGAACCAGGCATTGCCTGGGCGACTGGCATCACGTCTGCAACCGCGTCGAACAAGAGTTCGCTGCGGAGTGCGAAGTACGCAATCCGGTCAAATGCAACCTGGTCAGTGAGCAGGCTGCTTGCTTCTGTATATGCCATTGTGGGTTATTCCGTTCTCCCGAGTGGGAGAACCCACCGGGCTAGATGTTTTGTGCTTCTTCTCTCATTTGTGCAAGTAGATGCATCACTTCGTCTTGATTGCGAGTTGAGTTCAACTTCTTTACCCAATCGGTCTGCTCGTCGGTTTGCTCGCCGGCAGTACTTGCCTTTTGAAGTCGAGCCCAAGCCCTTTTCTCAGAGTCGTCTGCAACTTCCTTTGGCTTCTGCGGCTGCAGGAGGTTTACTTCCTGGGCTGCTGCCCTAATCGCTTCGGCAGACACCTCGCCGTCGTAGCCCTTAATGAAGTACTTGGCTTCTGGAGCATTCACGTCAATGCCTGCTTCAGCGAAAGCCATCTTCCGCTTAAGGGTTTCCAACTCCTGCGCTTGCTGTCGGAGAAGTTTGTTCTCTGACTCCACCTTCTTCAGGTGCGCGCGTACGGGGTCTTTGGATACCGTTTCGCTCGTCTCATCATCAAAATCGTCGATGACATTTGACATTGCTCACTCCGTTCTGCCCACTTCCAACAGGAGGAGTTGGAAGGCTGCAATAACCCTTTTTGCTTTGGTCGGTTCGGGACTCCGACATTGACAACAGTACACCACGCAATGTGGAATTTGGAGGAACTACTGGGCCATCCCTGCGCCGGTCTCAATGGTGCCCGATGTAGCACCACCAGTGCTGGCAAATCTGCCACCACCCAAGAACTCCCCACGGCGCATCGCAATGCGGCGTGCAAGTTTCTTTTCTGCCTCTGGGTCAAATCCAAATGTTGCGCCGAGTTGCTCTTGCTGGCTCAATGCCGTTGACTCTTCGCCAGTCATGGTCTCGTACAGACCGCTTCTGCTGCTCATGGTGGCAAAGCCCTGCATGGCTTGCTGCTCCGTAATACCCCTGGCTGCGAGTTCCTCAGCCGAAGCAGCAGTCAGTTCCATGCCACCCTGCTCCATGGCGCGGGCAGCCAGTTTTGCGGCCTCTGCCCTGCGGTTTAGTATCGGCATGGTCTCTGCTGGGTTCAAGAAGTAGGCAGCCAGGTCTGCGTCATTGACGTTGTACAGCCTTTGCATCTGGGTGCGCGTGGCAGGGTCTGCCTCTTGCACTCGGCGGTAGCCGTCGCTAATGCGGGCCTGGAGTTCCTGCGGGGACACATCGCCCTCAAGGAGGGACTGGATGAGTTCTGGTCGGTTGAAGTACTTGTCCATTCCGTTGGACTTCATGACCTCGCGATAGACGTTCTCCATCTCCACGTAGGTGCTTGGCTGCAACTGGGGCAAGCCGGCAGCAGCACGCTTGGCGTTGGCTGCAAACCTCTTCTTGAAGGCTTCGCTCTCACGGAGTTCGTACATAACCGCAGATTCAGTTGTGATGCCGCGGGCCATGAGGTCGCCGATTTGGTCTTCAAGGGTCTCCAACCCGAACCTGGCCAAGTAGGAGCGAATCATCGTCATTGAGTTACTGGTGGTTACGTCCGGCGCCCCGTCCCCGCTGCTGCCCTGGCTGCTGCCCATTGGGCGAGCCACATACATGCGGTCCAGTTCGTTCATGACATCTTCTGCCGAGTAGGTGCCAGCCTCAGCCCCAGCAACAAGGGTGTCAATGTAGTCCTGCTCTGCCGCCGTGTAGTAGGCGCCAGTTCGTTCAGCCGAAGTCCTGATGGTACACATCCGTGACACGTTGGCCTCTGCCAGCAACTGGGCGGGGGTCTTGGCTGGCGGGGTTGACCCAGCGCCAAGAAGGATGTCGTCTGCTGCGTACATGCTCATGTCACTCATATCAACGCACCTGACCCCATGACTTTTCCATCATCATGATGAACTTGGCAGCCTGGTCTTGTGCTGCCCGAGTGTTGCCCCATCCGTACTGCGGGTCCTTGCGGAGCAAGTACTGAAAGTCTTCAGCGGTCATGCTCGTGCCATCGGCGCGCTTGTTGAACACGACCGAGAACTTCGGGTCGCTCATGTTGATGTCAGTTGGATTCTTCTCAAGTGTGCTCGCGGCGATGTTGCGATACGGCTCAAAGATGTCATCCAATGTGTAGCCCTGGTCAAACTGGTCGCTGAACTGCGAATACATAATCTTGGCGTTGTCCCTGGCCTTCTTCAAAAGCATCTCTTCGGTGTATGTGGTACCAAGGTATGGCTTGCCGGTAAGCGCAGAGCGAATCTGGTCATCCAGTCCAGGCGGGCTGTAGTTGAAACGCTTCAGGGATTCCTTGAGCACGGTTGCGGCATCGGTCTGGCCAACAGTCGGTGGCATTCCCTGTGCTGCTTGACGGTCAGAGATGATTGAGTACGCGTAATAGCCAGTCTGCAGTTCGCTGGCCTCGGTGCTCAATGCGTAAGTGGCAAGGTCACGCAACTGCGCATCATCAAGTTCAAGGCCGGCATAAGTCTTGCGAAAATCAGCAACCTTGGTTTCAATTTTCTTGTCTTTATCTGGCTGACCCAACAGGGCCCACTTGCGACGCGACGCATCGGTTGATGTGTAAAGTTTCCCAGCAAAGCCCATTTGCGACGCGATGCATCGGTCGATGTGTAAAGTTTCGTGCCCTGCACCTTGGAAAGCCAGACAGCGCGACCAGCATCGGTGGTCAGGTCGTATGCATCAGGGTTGTTTGCATAGGAGATGAATAGGTCAATCAGGTCGTCGCCGAGAACAGAGCGGGCCTTGGCTTCTCCATCTGCGCCGTCCACCATTGAGGAGAACTGCGGGAAGTCAGTCTTGAACTTCTCGCGCCAGTCCTGCTTGGGGGTCTTGGGTGTCTTTGGTTTTGGAGCCATTATTGACCCAGCGCCTGAAGTGCGAGTGCGATTGCGTTACCCAGACCCCAGGTTGTCTTTGCCGTTGGGTCGGTTTGTTCTGCGAACTTGCCAGCAGTCAGTGCGGTGCTCGGCATCTGCTGTCCGGATGCAACGGCAGCACGTTCCTTGTTTTGGATAAAGTCGATTGCCTCGGCCAGTTCCTTTTTGTTCGGTGCTCGACCGAGTTTGGAAAAGAATGCTTCGCGCGCGTAAGCCATCGCATCCTCATCGGACGTAACGCGCACGCTCGGTCCACCCTCGCTGACGCTTGCAAACGAACCAAGTAATCCGACCATGTCAGACCAGGTTTTCTGGTTGACATTGGAGAGATTCAAAAGTCTTGCCCACACGGCCTCGTCGTCTGGAGTCCAGCCCAAGCCTTGTTTCATGGCTTCGCTGACCTTCTTGTTTCCGTACCAACCAACGCGCTCCAACTCTTTGGAAACCTGGATGCGCTGGTCGGTGGTCAACTTGTACATTTCGCGAGCAATGACAAACGGGTCTTCCAGGTCGTAAGCCTGTCCAGCAATTCGACCATCGTTGTCAAACAGCACCGGACCCTGGACGTAGTGTTCGCTGACTGCTCCAGTCCTGGAACGGAAGTGGCGAATCTTGATGTTGATGTTGGAGCGGATTGCTGCCGCTTCTTCAGCCGAAAGTTTCGGAGACCAACCTGAATACTTGCGGCGAGGATAAGGGCTCTGGCTCAGCAGGGTTGATGGGAAATCCGCAACGCCGCCCGAGGTGTCTACTGGGGGTGTCGTGTTTTGTGGATTTACTACCATCAGATGTCAACTTCCTGGACTAAGAAACGCTGCCAGATTCTATCAAATTCAGGGTTGGCAGCAGAGAGCGACTCGCCCAACTGGTACAGAGCCTGTCGTGCAGCGGCTGCTTTCTTGGGTTGGAAACTAATCAGTTGCTCTGACTGCATGATTTGCTTTCTGGCAGTGAGGTATCGGCTAACCGAAGAAGCAATTGCATTGTCCTTGAGGCGTGGGTCCTCGACCAACTTGTACAACTGGTCAATGTCGTTCTGCAGTTTGTTGGCTTCGAACTCGGCGCGGCGCGGGAATCCGGGGAGTTTGGTGTTCAGGTACTGGCGGTAGTTGCGCAGGGCATCGCGCTGCAATTCGTTTGGATTCGGTCCAAACAAACGACGGGCGGCACGGTACTTGACCGAGCCAAGGCGCTTTTGTGCCAGGTCAATCATTTCTCGGTCGGTCAGTTTTGCTCGAGTGCCCTCCAGCAACTGGCGCTCCCAGACAGTGAAGTTGAATTCTCCGCCCCCGCGCGGTGCCATGAAGTAGGCGGTGTCTGGGTACTGGTTGATGATGTCTTTGTTCTCGCGCTCCCAGACGCCGAACTCTTCGGTGGCCTCAAGACCCTGTGCTACAGCGCGGCTCTTGGAGCCCAGGTACAAAACCAGTTCGTCGCCGTACAGACCAAGGAACCTGTCAACGGCGCTGTCGTAGTCCTCGGTCTCAAAGGCGCGCAGTTCGGTCATGAGTTGGTCAACGAACTTGTCGCCCTGCTTGGTCGGAATCTTGAACTCGTTGGTCGGGGCAGCCGGACCAGTGAACTGACCAGCAGCGCGCATGAGGGTCAGAATCTGTGCCCTGGTGCGGGCATCGGCCATGAGTTGTGTTACGCCCTCTTCGGTGCTCAGGTTGTACTTCTCGGTGTTGACCGACAACGCGCGCAGGGTCTCCATGTAGGTGTTGCCGTAGGTCGTATTCATGTAGACCTCGTTGAACAGCATGCCCTGGACTGCCGGGGCTGCCTTTGACAACCACGACGGTGTTACGTTGAGCGCGTCCTTCCAGCCGACCTCTCCGTATGGAAGCAGTAGTTCCTTCAACTTGTCGTACTTGGGAACGTCGGGGAGAATCTTGGAAACAGCAAGGCTGGCCATCGGACCAAGGGCTGGGTAGAAACTGATACCTTGCGACAACCTGGCCAACGGTGCGCTGAGTGGGGAGTTGATGCCGGTGAAGAGTTTGGCAATCGAGCCCGACATCGGGAAGGTGAACATCTGTTCGCCAGTCGACGGGTCGCGGTAGATAAAGCCACGACCGTCCATGTCTGGGTCGCCCTGCGACAGACCGTGGTACACCTTGTGGAACTGACGGTACATGTGGATGTTGTCGGACACCGCAAAACTTGCGTAGCGGCCCAGAACGTCACGCCATGCTGCTTCAAACGGAGCAACGATTCGCAGCGCGTCCTGGAAGTTGTTCCTGGTTGACGCGTCGTACAGAAGTTCCTTGGTGCGCTGAATGCCCACGAAGCGCGAGTAGTCATCCAACTCCTCAACCTTCAGGGTGCCAGTGACGCCCTTGCGCTTTGGCAGATTCTCAATGGCATTGGTTACCTTCTTGCGAAGATTGCTTTCTCCGAGGTACTCACGGATTTTGCCACCGGACTTTTCGTAGATGTCGGCATACAACTTCATACCCTCTTCGTAGGACAACTGGTCAATGTGCTTAACCACTTCGTCGTAGTAGAACTCGCGGAAGACAACCGACTTCTCCAACTTTCGTGAAGCCGAATCATAGAAGCCATCAAAGAACCATGATGTCGCTTTGTCGGCCAGGTTCATCGTTCGCTCTTCCAGCGAGTCGAATCGACCACCTGGGCGGTAATTAATCATCTGCTCGCGCGGATAGGCAACAGCCAGACCCTTCTTGGAGTTCTCGTCCCAGAGGCGCGCGCGCTCAATCATGCGGCGTGCTTCCTTGGAGCCAAGTCCGTTCTTGCCGGCGGTTGCGGCATTGTCCACCAGAATCGGGATGAATGTGTATTCGTTGCCGGCAGCCTTCTGGATAATGCCGGTGACTTTCTCGCCATTGATTTCGACGACGCGCTTCTGACCAATCTGCAGTTTTTCTTTTGGCTTCAACTTGAAGTCTTCTGCTCGCAACACACGAGCGTCGTCAAGATTGCCAATGGCGTTGTGCGCAAACAGGAAGGTTATGTCGTCAAGGTTGCCGGTGTTGTACTTGACGTTTGCCAGGACCACGTGACGGAAGTACGAGTCAAGGACCGAGCGATAGAACTCCGGGTCGCTCTTCTTGAGTTCCTTGATGTACAGCGGCGGGAACTTGTAAGGCGCGTCATTGGTCCTGTCGTAGAACTCAAGGCCGTCAGCAAACAGGGCGTCTACACTTCTAAATGCTTGACTCCTTTCGTTATCCATGAATCCGATGAGTTCTTGTACAATCTCATCGTCTGTCTTTCCGGCGCTTATTGCGACTGCAACTCGACTCTGGAATTCATCAGAGAGAGTCTTCTGGGCGGACTGGATGACTCCGTCAGTGTGGTAACGGGTAAGGTATTTTTTCGGACCATCAGCCCTGGTCACAAGCGTAAATGAACCAGACTTGTGGCGGTGCCTCAGGGTGTCGCTAGCCGTCCAGCCGTGACGGGATGAAGCACCCACGAATGCGTTTCGCAGGTCTTCCCAGACATCTTCTTGCTTGCTTCGCTCCCAGATGCGCGGGCGAACGCCAGCCTCGATTGCCTCGGCTGTTTCGGTTACGGCCTTCTTGCCAGCATCAACGCCCAGGTCAGTCAGGCGAACGCCGGTAATGCTTTCCCCGTAGCGCTTTCCAAGAACGGCGTTGATGTAGTCGATTGGGTGCTTGAACTGGTTGACTCCGCCAGCAGCCATACGCACTTGGGCGTCAAGCATGTTGCGAACGACGTATCCACCGGTGGCCAACTGGGCAACCTTCCAGATGCGCTGTTGCAGAAGTTCGGCAAAAGCCAGACTTAGTCTCTGCTCTCCAGTCAACACCGGGCGCTTCTTTTGCTGGGTGAGAGCAGCCATCTGGTCTTTGAGTTCGTCGATTCGCGCAGTCGCATTGGCGCGGCTGGGTCCCTTGAGTTGCTCGAGCCTGAAGACTTCGTCCTTCATTGCCTCGTATGCAGCCCTGTTCTTTGAATCAACAACGTCAACCATGCGTATAGGCATACGGCTGGTGATTGGCAACTTGGGAATCAACTGCTTGCCCTGGCTGTCCTCCAGCAGTTTGCGGAAGAGCGGGCCTCTGGTGAGACGACGAATGGTCCTTGTGTCCGGCAGAATCTGAACTCGGTTCAGCAAGTCAACGAGTTGGGCCGGCTGCAAGAGTTGGATGTCTCGGTTGGTGAACCCAGCGCCATCGAGAACCTCATTGACGAAGTCGGGGTCCAATCTGTCCTTGACCTGTTCGTACAGCGAGCGAACCAATCCGTTGTCGGTTTCCACGCCAGTTCGGCTGCGGAAGTAGGTGCGCATGGCATCGAGTGAAATCTCGCCGCCGTTAAGAATCTCTTCAATCATTTCGTCGTACACGCCAGACGAACGCAGATAGGTCTTCAGGTAGCGCTTATAGGTATTGAGTGTGTTCTTGCGTGCCGTTGGGGTGGCGGTTGGGAGGCGAGAGAATGCTTCGATTGCGCCGATTGTTTTGCCATCACCAGACAAGAACGCCTTGACATCAGCATCAGATGCACCGCCAGCGCGCAGCGAGAGCACCATGTTCTTGATTGATTCCTGGTTGTCAATGTCTCCGCCGGAAACAACGATTTGTTCCTTGGGCACTTCCTTGAATGCGCGCATCTTGCGGATTGTGTTACCGACAAGGTTGCGCTCAAACTTGTATTTGCCGATGCCAGCCTGCAGTGTCTTTTCGCCGAACTCCCATCCGCTGGTCAAAGCCGAAATGACTTGGTCTTCGGTCTTGGCGTTCTTCAGGCGGATAGCCATGTCGGTGCTTATCTGCCCATCAAAGATGTCTTCCCAGATGACGCCAGCGTTGTCCGATTGCTTGAGCGTGTCGACCAACTTGATTGCGTACGGGTTGGTACGGAAGAACTTGTCAAATTGCAGGGCGTTGTAGGTTGCGCCAGAGAAGTCCATCCCAAGGCCAGACTCGCGCAGATACTTCTGCTTGGTCGGTCCAAGTGCTTTGCGCAGGCTTGCGGCATCTGCTTCGCTGAGGAGCGGGACGATTCCCTTGAGTCCAGCCGACGGCTTGCCAGCCTTCATCAGCGCCTCGATTGTCTCGCCCGTCTTCATTGCTACGGCTGCGTATTCGGCAGCACGTATTCCTTTGGATATCCACTTGGATGGGTCCGGCAGCACGACGTTAAAGATGGCGTCGATGACTCCCGAGCCGTAGCGGTATGCCATGTCGTTCTCGCGGAAGATTCCGCCAGTGGACATGACTCCGCGACCCAGCGTGAATGCCGAGCCGTATATGGTTCCGCGTACCGCGCGTGCGCGCGAAGCCTGCTCTTCTACGATTCGTGCATTAGGCAGCCAGCCAGTGCCCTGTTGTTCTGGGTTGTCCAGCATCGTTTGGAAAGTAGAAGCAGAAAGCATCCCAGGAACATCTATTCCCTTGCCGGTTGCTACCTGTCCAATCAGGGTGTTCGCATACTCTGGTATGGTCATCAGCGCTGAAAGCGACCATCGCGAAGCCCATTTGGCTGGTCGGCCCAATGTGGTTGCCAATGCGCCGCCAATGCTGGTTGAAACATCGGCAACCGATTCGGCTGGTGCCGGGATGGCAAGTTGGAATGTCTTTGACGCGATGCGCTTGGCCCAGCCGCCTGCATCGTAAATCGTCCTGACCACGGATGGCAGCGTTCCAACCGCTTCTCTCTTGGCATCGTATGAATCCATTTCGCGCTGCGATGCCATCTTGGCAACCTGGTCAATGGCGGCAGTAGTGGCGCCAGACTTTGCCAACGCAAGTTTGACTTCGGGCGACAGCCATGGCGCGCGATAGTTAATCTGATTCATCTTCATCGCCATCGACTGCGAATACTCAGGGCTTACTTGAAATTGGTTGGTACCAACGTCTTTCTGCATCTGCAGCAGATATTCCCTATCCTCAGGGAAGAGGTTGTTGTATAGCATCAGCCAATCCCGTAGCGGGCCAGCAAGTCATCCAAATCATCGCTAGGGAACATCTGGGCAATAGCGCGTAGTTCTTGAATTGCCTGGTCTGTCTGGGTCATCATGGGTATGCCCGCCTGGAACATGTTCGGACCAGGACCAAATGGTGCTCCAGCGGTAATCGGTTCATCCGGGCGCTGCGTTGGCGCATTGAGTGGGGTCAGTTTGGTTGCTTCCTTGGCAACTCTGCTGGCAGCAACATCTGCCGGGGATGCACCCATCGGAACTGCAGACTGGCTGGCCATCTGCTCGGTTGCTTTTCCGTAGGTCTGTCCTTTTGCTGCGGACTTCGCAATCTTGGATGCGGGGTTCTGTAGGTCGAAACGATTAGCCACGTCAGGCTCCCATTTGCGCTAAGAGTTGCTCCAGGCTAGGTTCGCCCCCTGGTCCTGCTACTGGCGCCTCTGCTCCCATGCCAGGAAGCGCCAACCCCGGCATTGTTTCTGGTGCGCCCGCTGGCATTGCCATGGCCTGACGCTCCTGTGCGCGCGCGTTCGTGCGCTGCACTGCTTCGTACAGGCTGACATCTTGCTCCATAACCAGTTTGACGAGGTATGCAAGGTCGTCTGGCTGGTACGGACCCATCGGGTTGACCGCTTGCTGCTGGATGCTGGACAGTAATGCTGCCTCCACACCCTCTGCGATGATGCGGTCGTGCTCCAACTCCGGGTCGGAAATCAACGGGTCGGCTTCGCGTGCGGACTCTTTGCTCATCATGCCGGTTCCCAAACGCTGACCAAGCCCAATGATAAGTGAATTGACATCCGAACCAGCAGCCGAATACGTGACGTAGTGGAAGTCGGTTTCCCAAATCTTGTTCGGTACGTAGGTCTCCTGGCCGGTTGCGACACGCGACGGCAAGAAGAACATCTTGGGTACATCGCCCCAGTACGCCTTCTCGATTGCAATCGCAATCTTGTCTTCTTCCAGAAGCGACGCTTCAAACACTGACTGCGATTCTTGAACGCGGAAGTCAACGGTTGCCGACAGCACGTTCTCACCACGGCGACCAGTGCGGATGTTCGTTGCGGATTCTCCGCCGAACTCTGCAGGGATTGCACCCTCAAGACGCTCTTGGCGCTCAAGGCGGTCAAGTGCTTCGTAGGTCTTGTATCCAGGGTTGAGGTCTTGACTGCGGATGTCGCCACCGCGCACGATTCCCAAGATGCCGTTCTTGCTGTCAGCCAACTGGACAATCTCTGGGTTCTCACCAGTGCGTGCAATCAGATACTCTTCCGGGAAGATGCCGCGCTCGATGGCAATCTCGGTCAGCGCTTGCAGGCGTGCGCGCGTGTAGTACATGCCGATGAGTCCATCGAACTGACCGCGTTGCTTGTCGAGAGTGATGCGGTTTGCAACAACTGCAAGCGGCATGCCGGTTCGGTTGGGGATTGCCTCAAGCAGCATTTCCTGCATGCCTGCACGCTGGGCTGGCGACAGTTCTGGATTGTCTTCTGCGCCCATCACCACAAGTTGCAGTGCATCAGCGGAGACATACTCAAGAAGGGTGTAGCGCGAGTCGGTATCAACTTCGCCCATGCGTAATTGGTCGGACACCAAGTCGCCGTAGTTCTGCAGCAACCAGGCCGCAGTTACCTTGTGCGAGAAGATGCAGTCTGCTGGCAGCATGTCGTCTTGGTCTTCAACGGGCGCCGGGTATGTGTCAAGCGGATTGCGCACAACCCACTTGGGCATCAGTGTGCGGAAGTCTGGCTTGATAAATACGGACGACTGCGAGTAAGCAAGCAGGTGGCGTGCACGACGGCGCATCTTCATCTGCATCTTGTTGTGGTCCCAAAACGACAGCATCGCCTTGCGACGCATGCGCGAGTATCCCTTCGAGCGCTCAGAGCCGTCCTTGACTGGCGGGAAATACGGAGATGGCATCGTTGACGCAATGCGCATTGACATCTGGTCAAGCCCGGTTACGAGCAAGTTTGCAACGTTTGCTTTTGCACTGCGGTCCAACTCATTGAGTGGAACCACCACTTCGCCATTGGCAAGGTCGCGCACGCGGCGCATCTGCTCGTAGAGCGGGCCAAGTTTTAACTGGCGGTTGCGGTACAGTTCAACAATCTGCTCTGCTGAGAGCATGTTTTACTTACCCGTCTTGAGTCGGCGAAGAGTTGCCTGTGTCTTTGGGTTCTTCAACCACGTTGCGTAGTTCTTCGCCCCAGGAGCATTGCCTTCAATCGCTTGCTGAGCGCGGTTGAGTTGCTGCAAGAACGGCTTGTCTGCTTCCGTTGCGTACCTGTACGTGGACGGGAAGTTCAACGGAATGTCGTCGCTTTAGCAGGCTTAGTGGTAGCAGGCTTGGTGGTAGCAGGCTTGGTGGTAGCAGGCTTGGTCGTTGCTGTCTTTGCAGGAGCAGCAGGACCGTACTTCTGGCTACCGACTCCACCTTGCTTGTTGAATCTTACGGTTGGACCCTTGGTGCCGGCTGGCTTGGTGCTCGCTGGCCTGGTGCTCGCTGGCTTTGGAGCAACTGGTGGCTTACCTGGGTTGAGTGCAAGCGGAGATAGATTCTCCCTTGCTGGACCATACGGTGTCTTACCAACACCACCAAATCGGTTGGTACCTGACTGCTTTGCATCAGGAAGCAATTTGCCAAGGTTGCGCAAACCAAAGCGAACAACTCCAGTGGCTTTGCGAGCCACAGCAGAAAGTGGCCTTGTGCTTCCAACGGCAATGGCAGCCTCGCCAAATTCTTGGGCTGCGGCTTTTGCAAGTCCACCAGCAGAGAAATCCTTGATAGGACCCTTGCCGCCAAGTGGGTTCAACAAACCTTCAATGGCAGTGCGACCAGGGTAGTTAATGCCTTGGCCAATAATGTTGTTGCGACGATTCTTCCACGCCGAAGCAACAGTCGTCTTTGGAGTCGGGGTAGAAGTCGTGCTGGTCTTGGTTACCGTGGTCTTCTTTGGCGGAGTCGGAACCTTGTAGGAACCACTCTTAACAGCACCCTGCCATGCTTGGGTGACGGACTGTGAATAAGAAAGCGGTGTGGTAGAGGTGGACGTAGTGCTGGAAGTTCCGCCCATCTTTCGCGCCGGAAGTTCAGTTGCAAGCGTGCGCTTGAAATCCCTACGCTCTTCTGGGTTCGCATTGGGCAACGCACGTTGTGCAATCTTTGTGCGTCCCTGTTTTGTTTGCGCCAAGACATCAAAGCGTTGGCGAATCTGCTTACGCTCTTCTGGCGTACCTGTAATCCCCCGCTGTTCGACACGAGCCTGTACGAACTGGCGGCGAGCCTGCTCGTATGGTGTCAGTTTTTTCTTGGCCATAGACGCTCCTACAGTAACATATTAAATCCAGGAAGGGCGCCAAAGTCTTGGCGGTCGCTTGACCGGACCAAGTTGGGGCATGTGTAGTTCGCCAAACCAGTGCGCCATGACCAAGTCGGTGCCATTCTTTTTGTCCCTGGTCCACGAAGTCATCTCGTCGATGAACGCCAGTGTCTTCCAGTTGTCAACCATCGATGGCAGCCGGATGCTGCCCGAGCGCCACAGCGGTGGCAGCAAAGCCTCAACGCCAAGGTTCTCATCCAACTTGTTCCTGGAAGTGGTGTGGGGTACGATGAGAACACCATGGAGGGCTTGCCATTTACGCACGAAATCATGGGCGAGAAGGAAGCGCTGGGCAGCGTTAATCTCAACAACCCAGTGGCTGATTGGGTACCCGTACTCGAACGACCGTTCCTGCCAAATGTCCATAATGCCGCCGTATGCGCCAAACTGCGTGTCGTAACCAAGCAGGTCCTCGGCAGTCAACTTGATTCGCTCCAAATCGACTAGGTAACGCAGGTTCGTTTCCGGCTGATACAGCCACCATTGCAGCGCCCAGAACTGGGTTGGGGACGGGTCAACCGTGGCAATGGAGATAATCGGGGGCCTTAGCCCAGCGGGGATGTAGCCAGGTCGGCGGTCTTTGTCAATGCACCCCGGATACATAACGCCGTCAGGGCCAATGCCGCCGGTTGCCCAGACGCGCTCGATGAGGTAGTTGCCCTCTGCCATGTCTTGTTGCTGATAGACGGTGGCAAACTTCTGGGGCGAAGAGTGCTTGATGTAGGACAGGTCTCGCCAAGAAAGACGGTATGGCTCAAGAAGGGGTCCTTCGGGCCAGGGTGGTGCGTCGTTGCGGCGGGACTTGGGGCCGGTATCCAGTTCTTCGTAGTACGCCTTGTAGACCAGGTGTTCGTACTTCTGGGTTTTGACGGGCTCTGGGATTTCCGATAGGTCGGTGACTGCCTCTCCGTCGTAGTCCTCTTCTTCTTCGTACGTCACTTTTGACAGACAGTGTGCGTAAAGGTCAAGTGAGCCCAAGCGCTGTCCAATCACGGCAAGCAAACCACCCGGGTCTACGCGGGCTTCAGCCATGGAGTCCCAGCGCTCAATCAACTTATCTCGGGCTACGGATTCCTTGGCGTTCTCGGGCGATGCCACGTCGTCAAACAAACACAAATCGGCGCGGTGTCCGATGAACTCAGACTCAATACCGTAGGCAGACACGGTCGGCTCTTTGTTGTCAAGAGCACCACCTGCGTATTGTTCAACGATGAACTCTTCGGCTCTCCATAGAGCACCAGCACTGTTGGGCTTGAAGCGTCCGTAGTCAAGGGCAAGGCAGGACTCGGCATCCAGGGCAAGGCCGCGCTTGACCAACTCTGGGTCCGGGCGCAGCGGTGCGGTTCGCTCCAGGGTGTCGCGGATACGACGGCTATACATCTTTGCCAGGGTTTGTGAAATTGAGCCAATCATGACGCGCACTGCTCGGTTGCGCACAATGGCCCACACCGCTACGTCATGGAACAGCGTTGACTTACCGGCACCAGGTGGGCAGTTGAGAACCAGGAACTTTTTATCCCTATCCTCCAGGCGCTCCACAATCTTGTAAGCAGCGTCCACCTGCCATGGGCTGGGTACGCGACCCAGGTAAACGCGCCTGAAGTAGTCGAAGTCCACCAGTCCACGCTCGGCGCGTTTGCTCAATCGTCCGTGCGGAATTACAGGGGGCAACTCGCGCATGGAGTTCAGGTCGCGAGACAGGCTGTTGCCGCCAGTGCCGCGGCCAGACTGCAACTTTGCTTCGTCTAACTCAAGTTTGGTTTTCTTTGCAGTGGCGACCCAGTTGCGCGCAGTCGTATAGGAGATGCCTGAAAGACGTGCGGCCTCCTTCATATTCATCCCAGACTGGATGGATTGAAAGAAGATTGCCCTGTCTTCAGGGCTTACAACTCGTTTCCCCTTTGGCACTTACTTGAAGAAGTCCTGTGGGTCAATGTAGTTTTCTGGCATGTTGCGCCGTGCATTGCTGATGTCAAGAAGGCGCTGTAATTTTTTTGCCTTAAGGTCTGATTGTCTTTGAATAAACTCGGCACGTCTGTCAGCAGGAATTCTTTTTAGGTATGCGCCTTGTTGGTTCTTTTGGAGAACCCTAGACACCACCCTTCCACGCTCACGCAAGAAACGCTTGGCAAAGCGAACTTCTTCTGCGTTCCAGTCTTCATCGATGCCTTGATACGCAGACTTGGCAGTGTCCATGAGCATTCTGTTTTTGCGCCCGCGAGAAAGGGCATCGTCGCCAAGTGCGGCAATTTGTTCTTGAGTTGACCTGGACACAGGGTTTGCACTTTCGTACAAGTCCATGTAGTCGTAATCTGGCGTCTTTGTGCCAACTTGCTTGCTGAAGTAAATTTCATCTTCAAGGCGGGCTATTTCACCCTTGGCCTCAAAGACCTGGTTGAGAAGTTTGCGCTGTGCAGCAAGGGAATTGCGGGTGGTAACCGGCTTGAGCATTCGTGCTTGGTAGGCAGCATCGGCGGCCTTGTTGATTGCATACTTGCCGGCATTAGTCTTGGCGGCAGCAGACACAACCTTTGGCAAAGCAGCCCCAACTCCAGCAGCGCCAATAGCAAGGGCGCCCTGGGTAACGGCATAGCGCTGGAATGCGTCTGGTCCAGCCTTGGCGGCCGCAACACCGCCACCAGAAAGAACATCGGCAACCTCTTGTGTTGCACCAATGGCCCGCCGGGTAGTCGGATTTATTGTTGGATTCTTGTCGCCCGTAAGAAACGTGTTCAGTGACTTTGCCGCGCCACCAAGCCAGCCGCCGACGGTGTTGCCAATGTCGTTAATTGGATTGGACTTGCGGGGCACTACTTGCTTTTCTTTGGCTTGGGCTTTGTCTTTGTCTTGGGCTTTGGTTTTTCGTACTCAAGCGCAGAAACACCACCCATCTCAGGGAATGCACCGAAGCGGGCAAGTTCGTCGGACACGGTCAACTTCGTGCCGGTCTTGGGATAAACGATTCCCACCCCAGGACTAATATTCTTTTTGGTCCATTCGCTGTACGCCAGCATCCGACCGGCCTGCGCCGACATGCGCCGAGCCTCAGCCATTTGTCCGCGAGTCTTCTTGTCTTTATTCTTGGCCATGAAAAAACAGTAGCACAGAGGTTGCGGATGCTTGACATCGATGCTAAGGTGTCCGCCACAAACCAGATTAATTCGGACCCTAAACGGTTACATTCCTCCTCGCCAGAATCATCGGCCAGGGCAGCATGGTTAGACCGCACGGGATAGTGGCCTGAAAAGGGGACCGGTGGTGGTCGCCTTCTTTCGGTATTGAGACAGACGGGTTCAGGCGTAAAACAGAACTTGGGGGGGCTAAGAAGTTTGCAACTAGCGCGGCGACCAGTAGAAGCAGAAGCCTAAAGATGAATCTTGAACCTTGGGCTACGAAATGGCTCTGTAGAGAGAACGGGTATATTGTCTCCCCACCCCCCCACGGTAGCGGCATACCCCTAGTTCCCTCCGGCCAAACAAGACAAAAAAAAAGAACCCCACTCGCCGATCGGCGAGTGGGGCTCCCTTCGAGTGGCTTAGAGGTCAGCCACTACCTTGCCTGCGAAGAACACTCGAGCCAAGCCCTCAGTGTCCACGTGTTCGCCCTTCTGCTCGGTGAGTTCCACCAATTGGTAGGCGCCTCGGCTCTTGCTCACCCAGACTCGGTCACCGATGGTGGGCATACCCACTGCTTGACCCTGGGCTACCGATACGAACCAATTCTCCTTCTTGGCGGTGGTATCTGGCGAGTACCACTTGCCCCGAGGGAATTTGGCTATTGCCTGCCTCAGTTGATTGAGGCTGTCTTGCTGTTTGCTCATTGCTAGGAGCCTCCTACGCTCCGTGCCTTGGGAACCGTTCCCTCGGCGACATCCAACTTAGGGCATCCCGAGCCCGAAGTCAAACGAACACTTGTTCGCCCTGCCTCATGACGCTTGCACATGTGTGTATTCGCGCGCGACATCGGTAGCGCAAGAGAGGGGGGAGGCTTGCGCCTCCCCCCAATGTCCCTGCTAGTTCAGGACTTTGGCAGTCCACATGGAGACTGGCAGACCGTTCTTGTCTGCACCATCTCCCTGCTTCTCCACCAGTTCCACCAACTGAAATGCACCCCGTGACTTCGTCACGAAGACGATGCGACCAGCCTCAGGCTGCCCTGCAACCTGACTGTTGTGGCACTGAATAAACCAGTTGGTCTTCTTGGGTGTGGTATCTGGACTTGTCCATGTGCCACGAAGCATCTGCTTCTTAGCCTCCTCCATGTCCAGTAGTGCTTTCTGGTCTTGCTTATTCATGATGTCCTCCTTGGACTGTTGTGCTGGCGGTTGCCAACGAGACCAGCGTAGGGCAGGCTGGCGCCGAGGTCAAGCGAACGGCTGTTCGCCGAGTCCCTCGCGCATGTACGGATTCCCGAGCGACATCGGTAGCGATTGTGGCGTGTTGCAGGGGGCTACGAGCAGGTTGTAGGAGGTTTAGCACCGAAGTGCTGCCTACCCGTAGCCCCCACATTGTCACTTGGCGCTGTTCCTAGCCCACAGATACGCAAGTATCAAGGCTAAGCCGACACCGGCACGCAAGTACAGTCCAGCACCTTGCGTGCTCGCTGCCCTGTCGCCAATGACAATAAGAGTGCCAATAAGCAGAGCGCTTGGTTCACTGTTCATCACCCATCTCCCTGAACCGTTGCTCCATCTCCTTGGCAAGTTCTGCATAGGAGTTGGGGTATTGATTCCTGAGCATCTGAATGCTTGATGTGAAGTTCCATTGGCTCTTGAGCATTGCCTGAGAGTCACCACAGACGCTGTTGATGAGAGCAGGTATGTCCTCATCGTGCATGTCGCTGTGGCTCGTCACCTCTTCGCCTGAAGGGGTAAGCGTCAATGTTGTGACACAGCCACCTGCGACCATCATGTAGACGGTTGCGCCGTTCTGCTTGTGCCTCGTGACTGAAGCCCAATCCTTCTTGCCCAAAGAGACATCAGTCATCAACTGATTGGCAGGGGAGTCCATGATGTCAGTCAGTTCCTCCATGGTGGCTGTGGTGAAGGGGCGTGTGACTGCGCCTGCTCCATAGCCCTCTGCGTCTAGTTGCTTGAGTGACATGCCCTGTGCTTCTGGAGGTCTATGGGCTGTGTGCTCATCTACCTCGTCCAAGCCCACCTGCTGTATCAGGATTAGGGCATAGGGCTCCTCGGTGAACGAGAAGTCCTTCTCTGCGCTTTGCGAGATGGTGCGTAGTGCTTGCAGCATCTCCTTGCGCTTGTTCTCCCTGTGTCCCTTGGCAGCATTGTTGATGATGCTCTCCAACTCGGACATAAGTTGCTTGTCTGGTTGTTCCATTAGTACATCTCCCTTGCTTTGAGTTTCTTGTAGTTTGTTCTGTCTGGTCTCTGCCCAAGTTGTATCTTGCGCAGGGTTGTTGCTGCTTGCTCCGCATGGCGCACGATGGTGATTTCATGCTTGGCACAGAAGTCCAAGCACCAATCGCGCAAGAAGCCAGAGGCAACATCGCCACGACCCGTTACTTGTGTGTCAGAGACCCATACGACAGGCTCGTTGTGCCTGCGCATTGATACCCCTAACTCAAGTGCTGGGCCATCTACGCCGTTGTTCCCTGGGAAGTTCGGCAAGATGCTTGTGCGCCTGCCACCTCGTGCTACGAGCCAGATGTTTGCGCCTTCTGGCTCATTACCTGACGAGTAGCACAACACAGTTGCGCCTGCCGTTGCTGCCATGATGGTGTCAAGGTGCTCTGATGTGAAGGACATAGAGCCTGAACAATCCACAATGACAACGCCTCCCTTGCTTCTGGTCTTGCGAGCAAACACCCTCTGCTCAGGGTCTGTGTCCTCACGGACAATGAACCTGATGCTCTTGCCATACGGCATGGGTATCAACTTGCGCCCCTTGCGCCCCGTGTGAGGGAGCGTTAGAGGCATCTTGTCCAGAAGCGCATGAGCCCAACCGTCAAGACTTGGAACAATCTGACGCAGAAACGGCTTGCCGTTGCGAGCAACGCGCTTGCCGTACATCTGTTGTTCTGTCCTGCGCTTGAGGCTGCCATTGCCCTTGACGCCCTGCTGTGACTCCTGTTGCTCCTTGATGCCACGCTGGTGCTTGTAGCGCGCCTCAATGGAGGTTGAGATTCCGTCAATGGAACTACAGATGTGGTCATAGCAGGTGTTGGCATGACGCGCATTCCCCTTGCCCTCTTTGTTGACTTTGCGCATGATTGTCTCTGAGTACCAATCAGCGCTCCTCCACACATTCTCCATGGAGTTCTCAACATGAGCCCTAAGTTCCTCGTCCTTGATGCCGGCGACAATGTCCCTGCCTGCTTGCGTACCTGCGTAGGCAAGAGCAGCAACGATGACGCTGTGACTTGGAGTTGGGGTATTGAGCATGCTGACAAGCGGTTGGACATTGGCAACACCGATGGTGGGGTCGCCTCCGAACACCTTCCTGTAGGCATAAGTTGCGACAAGACGCTCTGCGACTGTCACAATCTCGTGGCTTCTGTCCCTGCGCTTGACAAAGCGGTTCTTGTCCACTAGCCCGTAGCGAGAAAGCAGAAGCCCGAAGCGACGAAGTCGCCTGAACTCTGGGCCTTCCTCGTTGGGGGCAGAGAACATGTGCTCCCTCTCAGTTGATGACAGATGTATCTGTACACCATCAAGAGAGGTTGGCACAGAACCTGTTGTCACAAAGCGCGAGTGCTTGGCACCCTTGCGTTGCTCCATGCTGTCTGGCGCAAACCGTTTGGTCTGGGGCATTAGCGAACCTCTGCCTCGGTGATTGCCAGAGAGTCCATGATGGACTCTGCGACCTCGGGGAACACCACCTGGGCACAAGCACGCAAGTTCTTGCTTGCTTCGTACATGCGGTGGAACTCCACAAAGGAGCGCAACGAGTAGCGGTTGCTGGCATGCTCATCTGTGAAAGATGAAGCCAGATTGCGCAGGTACTCGGGCAGGGCAGCAATCGCCTTGGGGTTTGGCGTATTGACCTCACAACGCACAATCATGCGGTCAAGGATTGCTGGTGCCAAGTCTTCTGGGACACCGTTCATGGTTGCCACAACAGAGAAGCCACCAGCAGGTGTGACCACCTCGCCTGTGTCTGGGTTCTGCCAAGAGGCGCTTGCTTCTGTGTCAAGCAACATCATGAGTTTGCTCTCCACATCGCCGTTGATGCGATTGACCTCATCAACAACGAGCCTTGCGCCTTCGCGCCAAGCCTTGATGCCAACGCCTTCTTGCCACTTCAGATTGCCCGATGCTTCACGGCGCCAGAAGCCAATAAGGTCTGCTTCTGTCATCTCTTCGGTACAAGCAAGCCTGTACGAAGTCTTACCGTTGAGCCCTTGGGTCAGACCGAAGTAGGTCTTGCCTGTTCCGGGAAGTCCGTACAGAAGCACTCTGTTGGAGTGCTCTATGGCGAACTCTGCTCGTTGCCAAGAGGTAAGTTCCTCTTGCTGTTCTGGTGTTACTTGCTGGGTATCCATTGCGTTTGTCCTCCTTGGACTGTTGGTTGTTGTTATTTATTTCCTTCTGCTTGCGCAGAGAGGTCTTTGTAGAGTGCCTCCATAACGGCAGGCTTCTGTTGGAACATGGCTTTCGGTACTGCAAAGAACAAGAGCATTGCGTCAATGACCCTGTTCTCTCCTTGCTCGTACTCGTCAGCATGTATCTTGGTGTAGAACACAGGCTCATCTGGCTTCTCGTATTGACGAACTGCTACATAGCAGTTGTCTGCAAGGAGCATGAGTGTGATGCATGCGTCAGCCTTCTCACTTGTTTCTGAGTTGGTTGCCTTTGCGTCCATGCGAGCAAGCACACCGATAACTGACTCTTCCCTTGCGACAGAGAGAGAAAGCAACTTGTGCTCAAGCATCTCGTAGATGTCACCGCCCTCTGCCACCTTGGAGAATCCGATTAGCACATCGGGCTTTGAGCCCTCAATGGTGTCTTCTCCTTGGACAAGGCGCTCTGGGTGCTTGGACACATGGTCAAGCACGCCATCTACCTCGTCTGATGGCACTTGGTTGATGGTGAACAGAGAGTGCAAGCCCTCTGGCTCACCTAACTCTGTCCACATAGCCTGTTCTAACTTCCTGAACTCTGTCTCAACACCCTCTGCTCTATCAGAGGTGACTCGTTCAGAAGCCTCATTGACAATCTTGGCTGCTTCTGCAAGCACATCTTGTTCGTCTTGGGTCATGGGAGTTGGCGCTTCCCGATGAGAACCTTGCCGTTCTGGAAGATGAGGTTCTTGCTGGTGTGTAGTTCCCTCCAGCGCAAGACCGATTGGTACGAGGTCTTGATGCCCATCTTGTTGATGGCAAGCCACAAGCGGCGAGCCGGAAAGCGCTTGTCGTAAAGCAACTCAAAGAATACCTCTGAGTCTTGACTCTCCTCCAGCATGTCCATGACCTGCTGTAACTTGTGGAGCCCTGGCCCTCGGCGTCCCTGTTGCCCTGCTTGAGACAGAGCCTCAGAGAATGAGATTGCCTTGCGTTTCTTGGTTTGTTTCATTGCGTTTGCCTCCTTGGCGTTTGCGTCGGCGGTTTGCCGACGCTCAGCGAGGTTAGCGAACGCCGAGCCCGCCGTCAAGCGAACATTTGTTCGCCCCGCTCTCTTCTTCGAGCGATGACAGCGGTAGCGGTAGCGGTAGTGCTACTCGCCCTGCATCTGACGCACACGAAGCAACGCGTACTGCTTGCTTCGCTCAACTGCATCATCCGGCAACGTGATTTTGATTCCGTCGCACAAGTTGATGATGTAGTCCTTCAACGCCGGTCGCACCGTGAGGGCAAGCACGACAAGTTCAGTCAGTACTTCTTCTGCAATGTGCTTCTCTTCGTCAGAGAAGTCCGGTATTTCAAACGTTCCTGTTGGCATCATTATCTTTCTCCATGCTTTGCGGGCTTGATGTGTGTGCGCTCTTGTTGTGGCACACGGGTGGCACTTCTACTCGTACGTGAAGCACGATGCTGTTGTCACACTTCGGGCAGTTCCACTTCTCCTTCACAGGTCTACGACTTCCCACTCGGACTGCGAGAATCCACGTATCTTGCCGTCCGGCTGAATGTAAACCCAAGTCGGAGCATCAGGGTCACAGTTGCATCCTGCGACATTCCGCTTGTCGTGCACCACGATGGTGTCACACTTCTTGCATTTCGCTGCGCTGGTCATTTGTTTTTCTTTCTCCTCCAGTTTTTGGTTTCCGCTGTTAGAAGTCCCTTAGCGTATAGGTGGCACCGACACGGGCACTCATCGAGTATCGTGTCGGGCCACCTAGTTAGCGCTCTTTCAACTGTGCCGCAGTGGTCACAGCCCCATTCAGAAGGGGGCTTCGTCTGCGACTGCAACTGGTTCCTCTGAGGTCACGCTCCACAGAGAAGCATCTGGGAACTGTGCAATCTTGCGCACCAGCCAGACATCACTCTGCTTGCCGTCCTTTGTCGTAAGCACCACTTGCTCACCCTCGGTAGCGGCATGACGGAGTTTCGCACCCCACGTGCCGTCCTTGAGTTTGTACCAACTGTTTGTTTCGTTACTCATAGGTAATAGTCTCTCCCCTGGCCTAGAGCCAGTCTTAGTCGTTCCACCATGGATTTGTACATGGCTATTTTTTCCTCCAACTCGGTAACCCGAGCCTGAAGACCTTTCTTATCTTCTCGCAGTGTATCCACCGCGACTTGCAGTTCAGTCAACCACGAGTTGAGCATGTGCATGTCATCGGACATTCCGGCGCTCCTTCAGTTCCTTGCGTGCACGCTTGATGCGTTCATTGGCTGACAGCCCACCCCATACACCGAAATCAATGCGGTTGTTCATGGCGTAGCGCAGGCAGTCCTCTCGGACTGTGCACTTGGCGCAGATGGACTTGGCCTTCTTGACAAAGGTATTGGCGCCACGCTCGGCAAAGAAAATCTTTGAGTCCAAGCCTTGGCAGGCGGCGTGCTTCATGAATTTGTCGTCGGTGTCATCCAACAACCATTCGCTGAATAGTTGCATGTAGTCATACTCCCCACGGCGAGAAGCCGTCGTTGCTGGTTTCTTTGGCGTAGTCATGAATTGCTTTGGCGGCCCGCAGGTTTGTAAGCGGGTCGAATAACTCCTCGCAACCAACGTTAGCCAGAACGCCAATCGTTTGCAAGTACCCATTCGGATACCAGCGAGTCGGCAGGCACCACGACCTGTCGTTCACCTGCGTCAAGCCAATGTCGGTAGAGCCGTCCCTGTTCAGAGTCGTGTTGTGTGCTTCCGGCTGGCATCGGGACTCGCGCCACATGATGTAGTCAAGAGTCTCTAGTTCTTCTTCTTGCCAGCCTGCTTCAAGCGCAAGCACCCACCACTGTCCACACCGTGCCATGGGCGGAATTATGTAAACACTAGTGGTAGTGGTGGGTGCCTGTGTGGTGCTGACCATTACCCCCGTAACGCTTTGCTCAGCACCTCTTGCTTTGGCTGGCTCCTGTGACGGCTCGTCGCCGTAGGAAACTCCGACGAAGAACAACGTCGCAGAAACCGCTGCCAAAATCCTTGGTATCAAATCCATTTTATTCTCCTTTGCTCCTTGAAGGGTTTTGCCCTGACCGGGTGGGAATACCAGCGAACCACCCGGCCAGGGACGATGAGCCCTGAAGGAGGACAGGGACCCTTATTCTCATCGTTTACTTCTCTATCAAAGACACTACCTGACTGAACTCCTCAAGGTCCATAAGCACTATGCCACGGCTGGTCCCGTCTGGCATAGCCACCATAACGAATGGTCTGATGTCACCTATGGCTTTGGCTGCATCGGACTGGGCCTTTGCTGCATTGAACCTGGTGGCAATAGGACTTATCTGAGCGCCGGCCTTTATCTCGCATCTGAAGATTCCTCCCCAGTTCTCCTCATGACGCGTGAGATGACCGCCGAGACCCAACTTCTTACGCGCACGCCGAGCCTTGCTGTCTCCCTTTCGGCGATTGCGTCTGCCTCTAGCAGCAGGGTCTCCACACCCTTTGACACGCCGTTTCCCCTGACGGTCCTCTCTTCCCAGAGTCCCGAACAGACGACATGAATCATTGGTGCACTTGTCGCTATTGCCTTCGCAATATCCTTTTCGTTCATTCACGGTTGGCTCTTGCCTCAAGAGCCTTGATTGCTTTGTTGGCCTCGGCCTTGGTCAGCATGTCCAACTTGTTGATTGGACGGTTGATGATGTCAGCCACGGTCTCAGTCTGCCTTGGGCGCTCACCGATTCCGTTGGCCAGCAGCATCGCACGCAACTTGCCAATCTGTGCACTTGATGCAGGGGAGTTGGGTTCCTTAATCTGTGGCTCTTCTTCCTTGGCCTCAGGGAATACTTCCTTCACCTTGTCAAGCAGTGCCTGCGTGCCATCAACCACTGGTGCTGGCTCCGGCTTGGTCTGCATGCGCTTGAACACATCACGCAACTTGGGCATGGATGCATCGGTCAGTTCGTTCAGGTCAACGCCTGCCTCTTTGGCTACATCCTGCGGGTCAAGCCCAGCCTTAGCGCAAGCAGCACGGAACTTGGTAAGCAAGTCAGCATCTGACTTTGGCTCCTGGCTGCGTGCAACCTTGGTCATTTCCTCACGGCTAGGGCGTGGCGCAGTCTTGGACTGGAACACGTAGTTGGCCAAGGCCCTCCCGATTGCGGAGGTCTCTGCATTTTCCACGTGAGATGTCCGGTTCACTGGGCTGGCATCCCGAATCTCTTCGGCAAAGCCAGTTGCCACTGGGCGTGGGTCGCTGATGTCTTTGTAAATCTCAGCCCTGAACACGACCTTGCTGTCGTCGTAGTGGTGGATAGCAGTGAAGACCTGTCCGTTGGGGTACATCTCCCAGAACTTGGCAAGCCTTGCTTCTACTGTCTCGTAATTATCCAAATTGAATCTCATTGCTGGTCTCCCTTGTTTGCTTTGAATTGCCTGTATGTGGTTTGTTTCTTGTATTTATCGCGGAGGGCTGGATGTTCCTCCTCGAACTTCTTCTGGTCAAACGACTTACGACTGACGTTCTTCCAGGTGCACTGAACGATACCGTTGTGAGTGGCAATCGCAGCATCGCCCATGCGTCGGCAGACTTCTGCCTGCAACTGACCGATGTGTTCTTCCATGGACTTGACAATCTCCTGCGACTTGCGGAGTTGCTCAAGCACTGACATGGTGTCGCCGTCCAGTTCCACAACCTTGTCCTCTGCGTTGGGGTGCAGGGAAGAGATGTTCTGATACGACGGACGCACGTCATCTGGGAACATGCCCATGTCCACGTAGGACAGCAGGCGCCGGCATGCCTCAATGTGGGTGCGCTTCTCGTCGCTGGTGACCTTCTGTGTGTGGAACTTCAGGTCCATGTCCGAGTCAAACACACACCAGACAATCTCGTCGGTGCCCGTGCAGATGGCTTGCTGCACTCCCTGCCAGTACCACATGACTGGCAGTTTGCCGTCAAAGCGCTTCTTACTGGTCTTGATTTCGTGAATTAGACCATCGGGATTGACGGCATCAATCGTGGCGATAAGGCGCACACCGTCCTCTTCGTACACGTACATCTCCTGTGGCTCCTCAAGCGGGTAGCCAAGCAGAGAGGATGACCAGTTACGAACTGGTGCCTCCAGCGTCGTGCCGCGCAGCATCGCTGAGTTCGGGGCTTTCGGCTGCGGTGGTTCGGCAGCGATGAGTTCGCTGACAAGGTCGGCAGTCTTTACATATGGATGAGCGCCGTGAACTGCGGCAGCGACGCTGGCCGAGATTCGGGCTTCGCCGTTTTCGTTCTTCCATCTCACTGCCAGCCATTCGGCTGAGCCGTGCGTTGGTTTGCTGATTTTATTGATTTTCATGGAGCCTCCTTCGCTCGTTTTGGTCAGCGTAGCGCTGAATGTTTCATTCCACAACCCAGTCGGGCTCGTCGAGGATGACGATTTTTTGGACCATGCCAACCGGAATGTGCGTGACCATTCCAGTCGTGTCAAGTTCCGGCTCTTCCATCGGGCACCATGAGCAGGTGACCGACACGTAATCATCAAGCAGGTCGGGCCAGAGCCAGCCCACGCTGATTACATGCTGAGGCTTCGGCTTGTATTCCTTGGTGGAAATCCAACCGTTGCTTGAATCAAAGGCATCAATCCAGTGGACTGCAACCAGGGACCATGGACACTTACTCACCGTCGTACCTCTTGTCGTAAAGCAATGAACAAACATCTGAGGGCTTCAGCAGATATCCCCATGCTGGATTGCTGGAGCGCCGCGCAAAGTCTCGCGTCTCCAGCGTTTCATGGTTGGCTCTGATAAAGCGCTTCAGTCTTTCTACGGAGACGATAATAAAACCGCCGTCCATTGAGAAAATATACACCCACCACTTGGCCTTTGTCACCTGCAATCCGGAAGGAACCCACTTGCCACAGCGGCGTGGATTCTGGCGCATCTCGATGGCCATGTTCCCGTTGCGGTATCTGTCAGCCTTAACCTCAAAGGAACCCTCAACCAGATTCTCCAGCATGTTGCGGATGCGCTTCTCGCCCATCTGCCCGTACTTTAAGTCCTCGTCAAAGTTGAATGTGTTGGACTCAATGTCCCACTTGCTGTTCTTCATTGTGGGTCACGCTGACGTTGTGCTTCGCGAACCATCTGCAAGCACGCAATGTACCCGGCAGCATCAATGATGTTGTCCGGCAAATCCATGTTGGTTTTCAACTCATGCATCAAGCGCGAGAGTTTCACGCAAATCATGAACAGGATGCCGTCTTCTGCGGTCATCAACTGTTCGCCCTTCAGTGCATTGAAGATGGCTACGGTTCTGGAGTAATCGTCAAGCGGATGAGAGTAGGTGTTCTGCCTATCTCGTGTAACTAGTTCATGCGCCTTTAGGAGTATCTCGGCTCCCTCGGTGGCTGGTTTCATTTTCCCCCTTCAGTTGTTGTTCAACTCTTGAAATCAAATTCCACAAGTTGTCTTGCTCGGATACCCCTGGGTACACCTTACGAAGAAACTGCGCTATTGCCTTCAACTCTATCTTGCTGAACTGTTCGCTCATTGTCAAGCATCCCCTTCGCGGCGTGGAACTCTAGGTGGTTCGACAGCCTTTCGTCAACCTGTTGTACCTTGTCCTCCACGCGCTGCTGTGAGCGGTGCACAATCTTGAGCATCCCGACCACTACCTGGTGGTCAATGGCGTTCTCTTTCTTGAACTGCTGGATGATGGCAACGATGATTCCACCGACCGCAGTTACCGCCGCAGCGACAATCAGTGCGGCGTTGGCATCCATTACGACTCAGCGGGCTTGTTTGCCAGCCATTCGCGTACGGCATCGGGTGTGTCATTGCCGGCCACATAGCGCAGGTGCCATGGTTCGCTTTGAACTTCCCATGAAAATCCAAAACGCTGAGCGTTCTTGAGCAACCACTCTAAGCGTTTGCCGCTGGCATTGGCGATGTCAATCGCGATGCCCAGGTTGTGGTTCGACGTACCCGGCACAGCCATTGGGGCTACGCCTTTCTTGAGGTACCAGGCTTTCCCTTTGTAGATGCGCGGGGTTTGCTTGAGGAGTTTCTTGTTCGGCTTGTCGGTGTACCTTTGGTAGAAGCCATACTCCTGGGTTTCGAGCGAACGGTAGGTGTCCGCTTGCGAGGTTGGGGAGAGGTCGATACCTTCGGCGTTGGCTGCTGCGTCCATTGCTTCGTATGCGTCAGCCGCACAATGATGGAGTTTGCCTTTGCCTTCAATTCCGCGAAGAAGCGACGAATCGAGTTCACCTGGTTTGACCCCTTTCAAGTGGTCGCATTGCTTGACCTTGACGACTGGATACTTGTCGGCCATGGCTACTTCTTAAATGCTTCTGCGATTTCTTCCTTGGTCAACTCGCCGTCCGTAGAGGCGGCAGCCAACTTCTGGAGGACGCCAGCCACTGCCATGAAGCCGGCAATCAGGGCCGACTTAACCACGGAGACGCCAATGACCGCACCGCCAGTGATGGCTGGCAAAGCCGTAGCCACAAACAAAGAGAACAGGCGCTGGCCCAGGTCCAGAATCTTGGCAACGGTTTTATTGGCGAGTTCCATGAAGCGTGTCATTCCTAGTCTTCCCCTGTCGTTAAGGTCAACAGCGAGTGTAGCACCAGTGCTACGCCAGTAAGCCATAGGGCTTGACGCAGTGTTGGACCCGACAGGGTAATCAGAACAAGCCCAGTGCCCGCCAGGGTCCAGGTCTGGTCTGCGATATAGGCAAAGAACTTCTTCATCATCTACGAATCCTAGTCGCTGCACCGGCAGCGGTTATGGCGGCCCCGATAGCCACAATAGTGCGTCGCTGCCCAACTGGGATGTTTGACCCCACCGGAACGTAGTCATCCAGCCCCTCTTTGAAGATGTCCACCTGCTCCTCAAATGCCTCTCGGACTTCGGTTGGGGCTTCCTGAACGGCGGCAACCAGGGCCTCTTGCTGCTCGTCGGTCAGGTCTGACACTTCAATCTGAGCGAAGACTTCTGCGGCCTCTTCTGTCGAGATGTCAGAAACTACGGAAATGATTTGTTCTGGGGTGGCATTTGCTATAGCCTCAACGCGTGGCAAAGTGGTTTCTGGTGGCATGGTTGTTGATGGGGCTGGCAGTGTTGTTGCCGGTATCACTGTTGTTGTGGTTACTACGGACGTTGGGGGAAGAGTTGTCTGAGGAACCGTTGTCTGGGGAGGAACCGTCGTGGATGGAACAGTCGTCGGGGCGTAAGTCGGGAGTGATTCTGGCACAGTCGTTGTTGGCTCGGGAACAGTTGTCGTGGGGGGAAGCGTTGGAGGCGGAGGAGCCTCAGTCGTAGTTGTCGTCTCGGGCGGTGGAGCCTGAGTTGTAGTCGTCGTAGTTGTAGTAGTCGTCGTAGTTGTGGTAGTCGTCGTAGTTGTTTCTTCTACGGTGGTAGTTGTTTCCGGCACGGTTGTTTCCGGCACTGTAGTTGTGGTGGTTGGTGCAGTTGGCGTCTGCGTGAACGCTTCGTCAGGGACAATCTCCCAACCAGCATCATCAATGTTCCAAGCAAGCATGTAGCAAGTGCCGCCACCCCACTCAGAGAACCAGCCGTCTAGCGGATACGTGCCAGCCTCAACATCAAGGCTTACTTGCTGGCTCCACGAACAGCCCTTCAAGTTCCATGTGCCGAACTCTGTATCTGCAATCTCAATGGTGCCGCCGTCGTCGGCTGCCACCATGAACTCAATCGTGTCGTGCTCCGGCAGCGTGATGAAGCCCGAGTAGTGAACCATGAAGAAGTCGTAGCCGCAGTCCTGGAACGGCTCGCCATCAAAGTTGCGGTTGATGTTGTTCTCTACCTCGCTGCCGCAAGTTTCGTAGACATCGTCCACGCGCAGCGGAAAACCAGTCGGCTCATAGGTGTAGCCGACAGCGTTTAGTCCAGGTTCAACTTCTGCTTTCGCTGGACTGGTAAGTGAAAGAATTGCTGCTGGAAGAAATATCAGCCAGCGGAGTCGACGGCTACCCACGAAGTAGTATCCTCATCCCAGCGGTAAGTTTCCCCGTCGGTTGGATACGGTGTTGGCGGCTGCCAATCGTGGTTGTTGTCAAGCGACCATGATGCGAACGGTTGCGGTGCAACAAACACGTCAGCAACAGCATCGTAGGTGTAGCCGATGCCTGCGTATTGCTTACGGAAGTTCCCGTTGTATGAGGTTTGTTTCCAGTTCGTGCCCAAGCCAAGTGATTCAAGGAACGCTGCGCCCTGCGCTTCGTTGCTCGGGGCTGGGTCTGGGCAGTCGTTGTTGGACACCGAGAGAACTCGGGTCACCACATTGTTTTCGTCAAGTTGTGCCATGTACGCCATAAATACCTCCTATGAGAGTACCAGAGAACCAGTGTCGTTGAACGTGTGGATTGTGTAGTTGCCGCTGGTGGTCTTTGTGCCGCCAGTAATTGACTTGTAGTAAGCGGCGTCAGCCGTCAAATAGCGCACGATGACAACACCCTTGCCGCCGTTTCCGCCAGAACGGTTTTGTCCTTCTTCCCCACCCGCTCCACCACCACCGCCGCCAGTGTTGGCTGTTGCAGGATTACCGTTTCCTCCACCAGCCCCATTACCACCGCCGCCTGTAGCCGTA